TCATGTATTTACTCAATTATGGCTCTGTTATACTTTTTTTACTACTTAAAGAATATATATAGTGGTTATTCTTGTTACTAATATATATAGTATTTTTGTGCAAAAATAACCACTTTAAAAATCATCTTCTAATGAAAATTTATGTTCTTTTTCTGCTCTTGCGTATTGACTTACTCGATGTTCAAAAAAGTTAGTTTTTGATTCTATACTTATGGATTCCATGAATGAAAATGGGTTTTTAGTCATAAACAAAGGTTCATAATCTAACCATTTCAAATAAAAGTCGGATATATATTCTATGTATTCACTCATTGATTTATTATTCATACCAATTAAGTTACATGGAAGTGAATTTATAATAAACTCTTTTTCTATATCTACCGCATCTTTAAAAAGTCTATGAACTTCTTTCTGTGGTAGTCTTTTTTCTAACTTCTTATAAAGTAATATTCCATATTCCACATGCATACCCTCATCCCTTGCAATAAATTCATTTGCCGTTACTAAACCTTGAATGGTCTTATTACCACCCCTTGATTTGTTCCAAAAAATGGCACAAAAACTGCCACTAAAGAAGACACCTTCGAAGATAATGAACCCGAGTAGTCGGTAAGTCAGTGGGCAACCGCACGTGATCCATTTATTAGCGTAGTCCATCTTTTTCTGTATGACTGGGTAGTTTTTCACAGTATTAAAAAGTTTTTGTTGTTCTTCTTTGTTTGGTATTATTGTAGTTAATAATAATGAGTAGGTCTCCGCATGTATAAATTCCATATAATTTTGAAACGCATAACACGCTTTTACAACTTGGGGCTTAAAGTCGTTGATAAAATTTATTGATATATTTTCACTAACCAAAGCGTCTGCCCCTGCAAAAAACGTTAATATATGTTTAAAAAAGTGTTGTTCATTGGGTGTCATTTTTTCAAAAATATTTTTATCATTACTATAATCAATTTCGGGCGGTGTCCATATGGCGGATTGTTGTCTTTGATATAATTCGTATATGTCTTGATATTCATTTAAACGGCTAACGAAAATAAGGTCTGTGGGCGTTTCCTGTGTTATTGACATAATAATATAAACTATATATTTTTTAATGATAAAAATAATGATATTTTGTTTTATGTTTTTTGAATGGATTTTTATATTTAATCTTTTTTTGTTGTTTATGATAAGGCTTCTTGATTTTACCAACAAAGGTAATTATGTAGTCGATTATATGCTTAGAGGCTTGGGGGCATCTTTGACTTATTACATTATGTAAAAACTGCTTCATATAATTACTGACATATTATTAATAAAAATATCGTGATACACTTTATGCTTTTTCATTTGATATAATTTTGGATAATTGCCATAATAAAACTTTTTAAAACATTTTGTAATCAAAGGATATTTTACATGAATAAATATGGATGGGTATTTATCCAGTATCATTTCAATAGTTTCAAAAATATCTCCGAATGCTTCGAAGTGTGTATAAAAACTATTATCACTGGCTAAATACGGTGGATCTAAATAAAACAATGTTGTCTCAAAGTCATATTTTTCAAAGTCTAAATCTTTGATACCTATATTGAAAAAAGACACTTTTTTAAACATTTCATAATATTCATCCATATTTTCCTTATAAGATATTTTACAATATTGATTCCTTTTATTATTCATTTTAACGATAAATTTCATATGCGGATCTTCAATTGTTTCAAAATAATTTACCAACTTTTTAGAGTCCAAATATGTTGTTTTCGTCGAACTTTTAGATTCTACCTTACATATTATATATATTGAATCCTGAATTTTATTATATCTATCAAAAAAATTAATAAATTCTTCTAACGATAAAGATTTTAAATGATTGAAAAATTTTATTAAATCTGCATCAATATCATAAACATGATATTCAATATTCTTAAGATTCTTATCAAAATATAACCAACGAGAAAAACCAAAACTGCCTCCAAATGGTTCAACAACAGTTTTTATTTTATCATAAGAAAGATTTATTTTAGACATTTCTTTTTTAGATTCTTCATACTTTTGTCCAACATAATTTAAGATAAATTTTTTTTTCATAGATATTTATTGTAATATATTATTTTTTAGATATTTATGTTTGAACCATAAAAGTCTGGCTACCTCTCATATCCAAAATTAGACTCAAAGTGTATTGTCCGAAAACAAGGATGCTATGTTGTGCTGCAGTTCCCGAGGAGAAACTACCAACAAGTTGGGTGGTAGCCCCTATGGTTGATACTCCGCTATAAATTGCATCACCATCCCCACCGTGTGGTTTAAGCGATTCTAAATCAATCATAAACAATGCCTTACCCAGATTTGCATCTGACTTACCGTCTGTATTATTTTTAATAAATTGCGTTGGGTTAAGTTGTGATTGGTGATGGAAATCACCAAGACTATTCGTAGATGCTACGGCGATCTCCGCCACTGGTTCTGCAAAGTTTGTGGTAGATGATTCAATGCGTCGGCGAGGGACTTCAAGACCATTCACACTAAGGGCATAATCCTGTAGATTAAGATTAGATCGGTTCATATTACTATAAGCATCTGTGGTATCTCGTGCATTATAGAAACCAAACATGAGACGATCTAAAGAACTAACAGAAATACCAAGGTTTAGATTTAGGTTGGTATCATTAGAATTATAAGTGCCTTCTGCGGATCGGAAATCTGAAACAACCAATTCGTAAAAACCATCGGTATTAGCATTGATTTGTGCCTGAGCTTCATCTGAAACCCTAACATATTGACCTACAAAATCAACTGGACTGATAACTACCTCGGAATCTAAGGTAGGCGTTGCCGATGCTGCGGATACTACACCTCGTGCTGCGGTAGCAAGTGTAAGACGTAGGCGGATCGTAGAACGAGAAAAACACGGAATATACTTCGAAGAATTGAATAAGGGAGTGCATACCAAAGGTAGACATACCGTGAGGCTTTCACCATCTCCTACGGTAACTGCGTTAGTAATTGTATCGGTAGTAGCCATTAGACATTTACCCATATTAGATCGGTATTGATTACCTACAGATTCATCCAATAATTGGGTTACTAATGCAGAATAGTTATTGATATTAGATACCGTAGATCCATCAACCAACACCTCGACTCTGTCGATCAAATCATAAGCAGACCCCAGTTTAAAATCCGCTCCGTCTCCATTTGTGATCGTCATCCTGACGTAACTGGCTGCGAAGTCTAAATAAGTATTCGGCTGGTTACCCTGAAGGTCGATATTTATAACACTATTTGCTGTAAATGAATTACCATTAGATGCTGGGATGATTTGTCGAGAAGATTTTGCTGAATAAGATTTTAGTTTCTTATCCATATAATCAACACGTTTAGAACCTACTTCGGGGAATTGCTGAGACATTTTATATAATTATAAACTATATAAAATATTTCATAAAAATTAGTATATTTTTTAGTAATTTATAGTGGTTATTCTTGTTACTAATATATAGAGTATTTTAGTGCAACAATAACCACTTATGCGAATCTATTAGGTGGGACTGGTTCAATCCTCGAAGGCTTCTTAACATAATAAGAATATTTTAAAGTAAGGACTAAACTATTAAGATTACTTATTGAAGTTTCGTTACCCGTTGATTCTAACAATCTTAGACGTAAAACAGTAGGTTTTTCATTTACTATTAACTCTCCTGCACTCCGCACTGGTAATCCTCCAGATGCTCTTTTGGTTGCATATGCTACAATGGGAAAATTACTGGTTGAATATTGATTTTTTACACCATTTAGATATTGAATATAAGCACAATCCGAATTTGAACTTAAATTGCCTCCTACCAATTGAACAGTAATTATTGCTGGGTGGTCATATGCGTAATCCTCTGTATAACTTCCTGCGGGTATATTCCATTTAAAATACGACCAATCACCAGTCCCGATTATCTTAGCCCCGTTGAAATCTTCATCATCGTATATATCCAAAGTAACCAAATCACACCCTTTATACTCGTAATCATCACTTAGAACTTTTGTAGAATACATTTTATATATATTATATATATTTTTTATTCTATATTATTTATTTAAAATGGCCCAAAGTCTCTTTTTTACCTTCACTGGCCTGCTTCATTCCGCCCTTATAATCTTTTTTACCTATCTTCTCCAATCCACGCCCAACTTTAATCGTAGAACCTGCCACTTTACTTGCGAGGTTGGCGGTGTCTCCTACTCTGCCTGCGATTTTGGCGACTGCTTTACCTGCTGTTCCAATTGGGCCACCCATCTTACCTGCTTTAGTTGCGATGTCTTCAACTTTACCTGCGAACTCTTCTACCTTTGGTGCGTATTTCTGCACCGCTTTAGATACTTTTCTAATACCCATTCCAGCCTTGGTTGCTACCTTGTGACCAAACTTCGAGAATGCTTTTGCTTTACTACCCAGTTTATGGAGAAACTTCATTATATATATTGTCTATATATTATTTTTTTTTTGGCTTCTTGGGCTTAGATTTTTTTTTTTTCCATATTTAAATTATCTATAGTATCTTTTTTATCCTCTCTCATGACTGATGCCTCATTGCCTAACAAATATCTTTTAAATATTGGTTGTTCTCTTTTCTGCACAAAATGTATATTTAAACCTAAACTAAAATCTCCGCCATTTAAATCTAATTCTTGATTATCATCATCCGTAATCGTAATATGAAAATGTGTTATGGTTTGGTTATTTGTTAAATAATAATTATTTTCCGTTGCTTTATAATAAATAAATGATGTTGGATCACATTCTATCGGTAATTTACATATAGTCCCATTTAAATCTCCTCTTGAATCTAAATTACTAATTGATAGATTAACACAATTTATATATATACTACTTGTTCCAGTTAGTTGGCATACATTAGGGCATGTAAAGGTTGTATTTGCGGATGTTGGTATTGATGTGGTAGGTAATCCTAAAGATTTATTTAAAGTAGTTGATGTTATAATAAATTGGTCTGTAGTAGTTGAATTAAATGTAAATTTATTTGTATTATCATTGAAACTCATATTCATATTCATATTATTTGTTGTAAATAAACTATTGAATTTAGAAACAATTGAATCCACGTCATAATTTTGTCTATCGAGTGTTAAATCATAATCTGCTATAAATACTCCTGACGCAGTTTGTCTTCTAAATGATATTTTATTTTTGGGTGTATCTATATTATAAAAACTATACGGAACTTCGCATGAAATTAAACCAATCAACATGGACTGGTCTGGTCTTGCACCAATTGTTTCATTTAAATAAAATATAACATTAGAAGAAGCGAGGCGTGTCGAGGCTTTATCGGATTGTAAAAATACAGATACGGAGGCAGTATCAGTGTCATTGAGTGTATGATTTACCATTATATATATATATTTTATATATATAATTGTAAAAATACGGAGTGGTTATTGTTGCACTAAGATACTCTATATATTAGTAACAAAAATAACCACTATTTAATTGTTAATTTATTCCAATTGATACGCTTTGACATATCTTTCTGTTTGGCTTTTACTACTTTTAGAATATCTTTTTTATCATGCTTTTTAACAACTTCTTGAATTGTGGTAGTAGTTCCTTGTAGTTTTTTACTTGGGCGACATGCTTTACCTTTATCACCAACGCCACACTTAACCTTTTTCTTTTCTTTTACATACGGTTCAACTTGTATCCATTCCTCTTTCATCCATTTTGAAACAGAGTTACCTTTTATTCCCTTATACTTTCCACCACGTTTTTGATATTCTTTGCTTATCCATGCAGATTTATACAAACCATGTTTTTTATACTTTGCGTCCGCTTCCTTTTTAACTTGTTCATAAAGTTTTTTATTCGTTGGGATCGACATTATATATTAATAATTAAGAAAAATTAAAATACTGGATTCCTAACTTTTGATAACTGCTCGGGTTGATAGAATGGATCTATATTCATCTTCATAGGGTAAGAAGTTCTTACCATTCCACTACTTGAATTATAAACCTCTTGAGGTCTATTAACTATATTAGGTTCTTTGAATACAAAGTCTTGTGGATTGTGTCCGAGAAATGATGTTTTACCATTTCCGAATTGTTGTTCAACCGTTGGGGGTGGTGCTGATGTTAATTGCAAAGGTGCGTTTTTTGTTCCTTCTAAAACAGACATTATATTACTGCTGAAGATTTATTTTTTTCTAAAGGTTTATTTTCCGTAAATTCGAAGTCTCTTGATGAACCTGCTTTGTTCATCGTTTCAATTACAAAACGGTCACCACAACAACCGCTTTTACTATGAATTTTCATTTTATAAATTTTAAACGATATTACAACCAATAACAAACATGCTGCCGACTCCAGCCCGATCGTAGTAACTGACGAAAACTCCGAGAAGTCCATTATATCTTTATTATAGATAAAAAAGACTTATAGGTAATATTTTTTCTATCCATGTTCATTGTCATTTTTTTTGTATCATTATAAGAAACCTTATTATTTGTATATGCTATAATATCTTTTATTTTTCTAAAATCTTTTTTAAAAACTATATTCTTCTGTGATGGTTCTGCGTATATTATGAAACGATACATTTATATAATTAAATATAATAATTATTATTTTAAACGGCGGATGATGAACCTATGCCCAAACTTGATGTTACACTATCTTGCAATTCGTTACCCCCTAAGTGGTGAGATTCGCTACCCACGCTACTTTCGAAACTACCAATCTGTTTTTTATTTTCAACATTTTCAACACCTGCTCTTATTCTATCAACACTCGCCGTTATTTCTTCTTCAATATCACTTTCTCCAAATTCTCGAGGATACCTGCGTCTAAACGCCCTTTCAACCGTTGCTTCCATTTGTGAATCGGTCATTTTTGCCTGTTTCTGTGGATCGAGTGCGTCATCCGAGTAATATGATAACCATGAATTCCGAGAACCTAAACTTGATCCAACACTTGAACTCATTGGCTTATCTTCTTTTAATTCTTCTTCAATATCTGCTCCCATGTATTCTCTTGGAAATGCTCTGCGTCTTCCTCTTTCTAAAGCCTCGGTCATATCCTGAGATGTTGTAATATCTCTCATTGATAACATGGAATCTGACATTATACCCCGCTCCATTAATCTTTGCTTCCAATCATCGGAATCAACACTTTCCGCTTTTGGTGGTTTATCTTCTGCTCCCATTCTTTCTGTTTCTCTTTTTTCTCTTCCTTGTTCTTTTCTTTTTTCTATTTTTTCTTTAACAGTTCTAAATCTGTCTGCATAATTTATATCTTGTTCTTCCATCATTGATTGTTCAATCCTTCCAGTTATTTTATCAGTTTCTTTTTTTACCCTTGCGTTTAAATCGTCTCTCATTGCTCTACTTCTAATATCTTCTTGCTCCATATCTTCTACTTCACCCAGTCGTAATGCTTCACGTAAATTAAACCTTGTTTCATCGTCTTCAATTTGTCTTAATCTATCCATCTCGCTATCTGTAAAAGAACGCATCTGCATAGATTCACTGCTACCGCTTTCAATGCTTCCAATTGGTAAAGATTGGCTACTTGCTTCACTACTTCCCAACCTTGAACTTTCATCATCAGCATCATCTATCATTTCAACCATATTGGATTGTTCTCCTGACATTCTCTGCATTATTGCTTCTCTTGATTCTTGCGGTGATATTAGTTCTCTTTGTGGTGGTTGTGGTTGTGGTTGTGGTGATGGGCTACCGATATTCATACTAAATGCCGATGAAGCCCTACTTGATGGTGTTTCTCGTAATGGTGGAACACCTGACATCATAGATTCAGTTGATGCTCTTGAATATCTATCGATAGAAGGTGTTTCTAATTCTCGTTCGCTTATTCTCTCAAATGCTCTTATCCTTTCACGTCTTAAACCTTCGATTGATAGTTCTTCTACTGGGTTATTTCTACTTAACCGTGATCGGGTTGCCAGTGGAGGTTGTTCTAAATTATTAATAGCATTTTGTATATCGTTCATATTTCTTGTAACAGCCATTAATCCATTGTTAAGGGCTACTTGTTGCATATATAAAGCGGAATCTTGCCCCCCTGTTTGAACATTAACAGATTGTGGAACACTTCGTTGTATCATCTGTCCCCTCAATGATGTAAAAGGAGGTCTAAAACCACTACGTGTTCGTCTTGTATTGATATTTTTAACATTAACATTAACTTTCACAGATTGGGTCTGCTTTTGTTTCTGTTTCTGTTTCTGCTTTTGTTTATCTTTAGACTTTTTGGTTTTTTTTGATTTCCTTTCAACCATATTATATATATAATAATTATAATATTTTAAAAAAAATCTTCTTTCCAGTAAAACTCATCCATATCTATTGGTTCAAAAGATGGGACTTCAAAGTCGTCATTCTCTTCTAAATATTTAACGGCTCTTATATGTTTTTTTAGTTTCTTATGAGGTATTACGTGTTCGGTTGTAAATTTGCCGTCGCACTTATCACATACTAAATAACGAACCTTGTCACGCCTTCTTTGTTTAAACTTTTGCTTATATATTCTCATATATTCTTTTTTGTCTCCTGTATCGATTCCCGTTCTTTGATATTTAACCATTGTTATTTATATAATTATTAACCCTTTATTTCCTTAAGTAACATTTGTGGATACGCTTATATATTTATTTGGTCGAAACATTTAAAAAATCTTAGTTTATTAGATTTAGATAATGTCATATCAACGAACAAAAAACAAAATTTTTTTTCAAAAACAAAATCAAAAAGTTGCCTCGATACTTTTTTATCAATGGGTAATACTTCATTTACAATGGTGTCTTCTTCTTGTAGAGTTTTACAACGGTAAAGAACTAAATGAGATAAATTTGATCGGATTCCAGTTGGTATCATGTTGTATTTTTGAGAGATTAGGATACACGATAAACCGCCACCGCCTAAATGCCTACGGTTTTGCAACAATGATACTAATTTTAACTCTCTTTGTCTGTTCTGTTTCAATTGGGTGGCACAGTCATCAATTATTAAAAGGTTGGTTTGGTCTTCCTCATGGTCTAAATTGGACTTAGCCTCACTTTCCATCATATGGTCATATATGTCATTCATACAATCATCAAAATCTTGATACTTTTGTTCATCATCCAAATCTTTAAAAACATCTTCCTTCAATGTTTTCAAACTGGGGCTACATACTATAATTTTATTAAAACAATGTATGAGAGATTGACGACCCTTTCCCCTTTTGTTTTTTTTGCTTATCAAATTGATTACGAACGAAGTCTTGCCTGAACCTGAAGAACCAACAACCAACATAAGGAATCCGCTCTGTTCGGGTAGCGGATCTGGAATGTCATTGGCGAGATTTTTATCACACGTCATAGCCACCTTACCATAATCTATTGCATTGTTTGGAATTATCTTAAACATTATTATTTATTATTAATATTATATTTTTTCTTCCACTTATCTTTGTTATCAATGTAATACTGATGATTATATTCTTTTTGGTTTTCTTTTACAAACTGGGCAGGACGGTTTTTATTAACACATTCATTATTTTGTATATAAAATAATTCTCTCCGTTTTAGTTCTTTAGGATCTTCATATGTTACCTTTTCTACTTCTTCAATTGTAAAATCATTTAATTCTAAAATAAAAAAAGATGTCATAAATAATCGTTTATACTTTTCTTTATTTTTAGTGTATCGTGAGAAGTCTTGTTTATGACGTTTTAACCTATCTTGGAGTGTTTTATTTGTTGAACCGTAGTAAGCGGTCTTAGTCTGGGTGTTATCTATTATTCTATAAATCACTCCTTGCATATATAAATATCTAAATTATTATTTTTTTAAATATTTAACGAAACATTCCCCCTCTATACGTATATAGCGGATGCCTAAAGGGAGGTGGTTGTGGCGGATATTGTGTTTGTTGTCTTGTTATTGGTGGCGGTGGTTCAATATCGGAATCGGAATCATCATCGCTACTGGTTTCGCTTTCATATACTATCCTTTTCTTTGGCTTCTTCTTCTTCTTGCGTTTTACAATCACTACCTTTTCCTCCTCATCATCGGAACTATCTTCATATACTATGGTTTTCTTTTTTGGCTTTGGCTTGGGTTTGGTCTCAGTCGGTATCCTTTCCTCTTCTTCTTTCAGTTGTTGTTGCTCGATTTCTTGTATCTTTTTTTTTGCCATCCGTAACTGATGGTTGCGTCTTCCTTTCTCGAGTGCTTTCTTCTGTTTATCCGATAACGGCTTACGCCCACGTTTGGGCTTTAAAATACCTTTTGGTTCTACTTCTTCAGTGTCCACTTCTTCTTTTGTGTCCACAGTAAGTTGTGTGGCATCTCCTTCATTTTGTGTCTCTTCATCAATTGTTTCCAAACTCATTATATATATATTTAAAAGATAATAATTTAACCACGTGGTTAAAATATAAATAAAAAAATCTATAGATTTTATATATGATGACCGAGGAAATGCAAAAACCGTTCTTGGATGAATCTTTGTGGGGTGATGTGGTAGAGATAAAAGACTTTTATCCATATGTCGCCGATGGTGAAATGTCCGATAATATTGATTGGAATAAATTAGATTTCGATGACGCTACAGAATACTATTCTAAAAAATTTGATAAGTTTCCAACAGAGATTATAGAGATATTAAATGACTGTCACGATAAGGAATTAAAAAAACTGAAACAGGAACAGGCTAAAAAAGATGGTAAAGAAATAGTAAAAATATCCAAAGGACTATTTACCGTTAATTTTGATTAAGTGGTTATTCTTGGTGATAATATATATAGTATTTTTGTGCAAAAATAACCACTTCAAAGATATTTATATATTTCTAATTCAATATCGTGAGGTAATGGATACAATAACTTTTTAATAATAAGATGTCTATTAATGAACTTACATTTTATTATTTTGTATTGTAGATTCCAATAATTAGTTGTGGTATATCGATAGTGTTGAAACTGATAATATAAATCTAACTTTATGCATAGGCTTATCACATTTTTATACAACTCCGCTTTTTTAGTCAAAGCCATATATACTAATCATTATATTTTAATATAAATAATTTATATATAATAATAATGAGCAGATCGATACGAGGATATTCGAGTGCAAATCTTACGATAGAATCTCTTTCACTTTTAGGAATAGATGCTACCACAATCGGTGCTACTACAGGTAACATAATCACATTGAACTCAACTACCGTGAATGCAACTAATGCAAATATTACAAATATATCAATAACGGACTTAACGATTGATGATGCTACTATTAATCAATTACTTACAGCAAATAACATTACGGCATCGGGGACAATAACGGCCAACGGTAATGTGGTAGTAACATCATTACCACAAGACAACACAGATAATAATGATAGGTTTATAATATTTCAGGGTCTTAATAATATATTAAGATCGGATTCAACTTTAACGTTTAACCCATCAACAAACACCCTTTCAATAACGGGGTTATCATGTCAGGATATTACAGCGTCAGGAACAATCACCGCCAACGGTAATGTGGTAGTAACATCATTACCACAAGACAACGCAGATAATAATGATAGGTTTATAATATTTCAGGGTCTTAATAATATATTAAGATCGGATTCAACTTTAACTTTTAACCCATCAACAAACACCCTTTCAATAACGGGGTTATCATGTCAGGATATTACAGCGTCAGGAACAATCACCGCCAACGGTAATGTGGTAGTAACATCATTACCACAAGACAACACAGATAATAATGATAGGTTTATAATATTTCAGGGTCTTAATAATATATTAAGATCGGATTCAAAATTAACGTTTAACCCATCAACAAACACCCTTTCAATAATAGTGCTAACATGTCAGGATATTACAGCGTCAGGAACAACAACAACCACAAATTTAAATATAGGACAGTTACTGACGACAAATAATAATATTTTTTATGCATGTATGTTTCAAGGAGATAATAATGACATATCACAAGCACCACTACTGGCGAATTTTCATTATAACCCCTCTCAATTAAAACTTAAGTTAGATAATTTAGAAGTAACGGGCGGTTTAACAGTTACAGCCCAAACAAGAAGCAACTCCCAAGCATACCCAATATTGTTTCAAGACACATCAACGAATGAAATATGCATTGAATCGTCATCTACGGATTTTACATATAATCCATCAGGTAACGTTTTAGATGCAAGGAATATAAATGTAGTGGTTGATTTAACAACTGAAAAAGTAACCTTAGATACAGGAAATATTTTTAACCATTCTACAAATGTGTATATGGCATTAAAAGCGATTTCCAATAATGGAACAGATTTAAGCGGTTTCGGTTACAATATAGCCTTATGGCAAGATGGTCACATTCGGATGATAGGACGAAATAATATTAGAAATTATATTTATAATGCAACATCAGGAACAACCACGGAGAGACTTACAATAAGTGATAGTAACGTTCAAGTAAGAACAAATTTACAAGTAGATAATGATGCCACAATTATAGGAGATACAACAATAACCGCAGTAAATTCAACAGTATCAAATAACAACCGTATCCCATTTATTGAAGGAGGAGGGGGAACAGGTCGGTTATGTGAAAGTAATTTATATTATAATCCAAACAACGAAACCTTAGTAAGTGCAAATATTACAACAACTAACGCCATTAATAGCCCTACCGTTACAGTAACAGGAACAAATAACGGAACATTAACAATAGACCAAGTATTCGGTATTTTTTTTAATCATAGTAATGGTTTTGTTTTTAGGATGGCGGGCGTATGGAAATATAGAATAAGTAGTTCGGAGATAGGTATGTATGCAAATTTAAGATTGAATCCAGATAATAGCAATAATGAAACTGATATTATTTTCGATGAATATTCCGCAAGTGCATCAGGCGAAAAAAGCATAATTCAATTTTCAAATATTGGTAAAATAAAATCAAGACGTGACGCTTCATTGAATCCCGTTTTAGATTTTATAAACACGGGAGCAACGCCAGAAGTTCAATACCAAATACAATTAAATTCGACAAATAATAAATATAATACCCCAGATGGAGGCAGTCATGATTTTTCCATAGATACATTTTCGGAATTTGAAATAACAACAAGCGAAACCATCGTTAAAAACACTTTGAGATTACAAGACGTAACATTGCCTACTGCGGACGCAAATTTTCATTTATTGCTTCAAAATGGCGGGACTAACCAAGTTAAAAGAAGTAACTTACTTTTTAATCCAGTAAGCGAGATTTTAACAATCAATAAACTTAAATTGGAGGCGGTAGATGTAGCAACAGCAACAGATAACAAACTTTTATTTTTAGATCCAAATGATGAGGTTGAAAAATCGGATTCGAATTTATCATATAATGCCACCACATCAACACTTAATTTTAAGATTTTAGATAATGTATCGGCGGATAGCAAAATAACAGTTCAAAAACCTTTACATTATGGGGCGGGACAATTTTCACAACCATTAAACTACACGTTAAGAGTTGGACATACAGATTCTATAAACACAATTGATGTTTTAGGCAGTGGTGCAAATACTGGCAAATTTGGAAATGGTATTTATCTTTCGATATTGCGTTCAGGTGTCAAAACTACAGCATATGGTCAAAATTCTTTATTATGGTATTGGAACGCATATGTCGATGCAACAAACACCGCGACCAATTTTACAATGGGAGGATTATCTGGTTTATGGGATATAAATGTAAGTTTTAAATTTCAATGGGATTCAGGAAACACAAATCGAGCAAATCCAATAATAAAAGCAGAAATCAATGGAACAACGACACAAGAGGAGGGCGTTGATTCTCAATATGTTAGACAGCAATTAGGTCGCGTAGTAACTGTAAAATATCATAATAAACTTTATTTCAATACATCGGACACAATAGCATTTAGAACATTTTTAAATATCGGTAGCATAACAAATTTTTCAAGTTTAGCCACGTCATCCCAATTCGATCTCTCGGATTTTATGTTTATGGCAACATATATGGGTCCACTCGATGAATATGATAAAACGCCTACATAAATAATATATAATATATTATAAATGAAACTTATTAAAATAGTTGATTCTAATATTAAAGGTAAGCGTCACACAGCAATATTTGAAACTAAAGATGGTAAAACAAAAAAAACACATTTTGGATCGTCAAATCATGAAAACTTTACAATACATGGAGATGAAGAAAGAAAAAAAAGGTATTTAGATCGCCACCGTAAAAATGAGAACTGGGATGCACCTATGACGGCGGGGGCATTAAGTCGTTGGATACTTTGGAACAAGAAGACATTAAGAGAAAGTATAAAAGATTATAAAAAAAGATTCAATCTTTGAAGTGGTTATTTTTGCACAAAAATACTATATATATTAGTAACAAAAATAACCACTATAGTTATATGTGTATAGAATGGTGTATCGATAAAATAATATGTTGTTTGTGTTGGGCTTTCTTTCTGTTGGTATTATGTTATTTATTTGTATTGGTCATATACTCAAGGTTCGGAGTAAAAATAATATAGAAATTAAAAGGCGTTTAAAGGGATAATAAATATATATATAATAAAGTATATATGACAGATAAAACCATGGCAACGCAAGAAGAAATATTTAAACTTTTCTATCAAAAGTCAATCGCTACAGGTGATAAACTATCGCCTAAAACTGTGAAGGAGTATGAAAAACAGTTTAAGACAATATCCAAAAAAATCAATATTATGGATGATGAAGACAAAATAATTAAATTTTTAGATGAGATTGAGAACCCTAATACCAAGTCAAACAAAGCATTTTTAATATTAAAAATTAGAAGGGCTTTCGATCAACCACACAAACAAATAGAAGATATGAGAGAAAAACTCAAAGAGGACATAACAAGACGGCGGAAGATGAAATCAAAAGAATATACAAAGTCGCTTATATCATACACTGAGTTGGTGGATGAATTGGACAAACTCAAAGGGACAGGCTTACCATACATCTTTAATTTCATGCATGTTAATCATGGCTTACGTAATCGTGATCTAAACGCAATCATTAAATTTAAGAAGCCTAAAAAGGTTACAGAAAATACAATCATTTTTAATCCCAAGCAACGCAAGAAACAATTAGACTTTTACATTACAGATTACAAGACATCTGCAACGCATGGAGAAAAACATATTATTATTAAAGATGAAAATTTATTAAATGAAATGAAGAAACTAAATAGGACAGAAAATTCATATTTAGTGCCAGTGAAACAAGGACAGAAGGCAACAGACGGCTATATCAATGTTCTCGCTTCACGGTTCAGTATCCAAGGTTTGGGAGAAGCAAAAATAGCCAAGATATTGATGAAACATTTTATAGATACCAAACAATTCAACAAGGTTCATGAACTATCGGAACAAAGGGGGACTAATCTTTCCACCCTATATACATCATATAACATGTATGACAATATCCATAAAAAAGACTTACAACACCAAATGCTAAAGAAGGAACTTATGGAAAAAACGAGTGCGGAAAAATAAAGGGTTTAAAGATATATATATATAATATAATAAAATAAAATGTCTAAAATGTTAAATATGGAAAGTTATTTTAATGTTGTTGATAACGGGGCAAAGGTGTATAAGCCAAACCTCGAAGAGTTTTTTACATTCAATCTGTTTGAGAATAGCAAACAGCCCACCAATGAATGGAACAAAAACATACGTAAATTCACAAAGACACCTAAAAACCAGTATGGTATAGTATGTGGAAAGAAAAATAATATAACAGTCATAGACTTTGATTTTTACAAGGAAGGCTACGAAGAGCGAAAAATGCTATTCGAGAAAAAGTTTCCCAATTATCTCAACATGACGAGGGCGGTCGAGACTCCTTCAGGTGGTTACCACCTATACTTTCAATATGAACAAGATTTTAGAACCACGCTGGCAGGATGGGTTGATATTCTATCCGACGAGAACCGATACGTAGTGGGGGCAGGGTCAAAGATAGACGGTAGAAAATATAAACAACTCAATGACTTACCAGTAAATCCGATGCCAATTGAGATTTATGATTATTTTGTAAAAGAAGTATATCAACGCAAAAACAAAGAAAGGTATGAAGATAAAGTCATATGTGACGAGTATGAGTTTCATCTTAATGATGATGAAAAATTGCAACTGTTGAAAAAAATCTACCACAAAGAGGATTACTGGACGGAATACCCAAAATGGTTGGAATTTACAAGAGCCATGAAATATCTTAATATGGAAAATGAATGGGAAGCAATCAACCAACACAAGCCAAAATATGACTATAACAACAATATGAAAATATGGGACAGTCAGGACAGGCACTACATCGGCAACGTGTTTAAAGTGTTTGGTAAAGATATAGATCCCTACAAATACCGCCCAACACTAAGCCACCAAGTCAAGCCCACAGAAGTGATCCACAAAGAATATTTAGGCGATATTGTGACGCAAGATCGGCTAATTATTATTAAATCGGATACAGGCACGGGCAAGACAACTACGATTAAAAAGTATTTCAAGACATTACAAGATAATGAAGATACAAAACATTTAAGATTATTATCAATTGTAAGCCGTGTATCACTGGCAGAAGAGCAACACAGGGCTTTTAACGAACACGGCATACCAACATGTATATATCTTTCACCTACCAAACTAAAGCAAGGTGATAATATTGTTATACAGTTAGAGTCGATCATATCAAGCCTTAAACGCACCTTTGATTATAAGGATTATGTGGTTTTTTTGGATGAGATAAACTCAATTATCAAACACCTCTTAACAAGCGGAACTCTAAAGAAAACACGGATATCTGTTTTTCTAAGACTAAAACATATATTAGAACAAGCCAACCAAGTGATAGCAACAGATGCACACACAACAGACATGTGTATAGAATTTCTATCATCTATTATTAATAAAGATTATAAATATATTGTAAATACTTATAACAAGTTTGGAAACGTCAAAGCCAATGAATACACATCATATGATGAGATATTAGAACAAATCAAGAAAGAAGATAAATATATCGTAGCGTGTGATGAAGTGACCACGGTAGAAAAGTTAAAACGAGAGATACAAGATGATGAAATATTGTTTATTACAAAAGATACGGATATTATCCCTAATTTTGATGATTACAAAAAAATTATATATTCTCCTAAGGTTATATATGGCATAGACTCGTTGATGTCACGTAAGGTGTTTTTATTCTATACCACATCATCAATAACCGCAGACGGCATGTATCAACAGATGGCAAGATGTAGGAATCCCATAGAAGTAAATTATATATTTATGTCAAACCGTCAGGCAGAATTTACAAAAACATTAAAAGAACATTGGGATGACATCACGGCGGAAGATAACGAGATCGAATACCACGATAATGTTGATGATGATATTGCAAAATTTTATATATATCTTTACAGTAAATACACATACAACAATAAATGCTACCAAACCAACAATAAAATCCATTTTGTGAGAATGTTGAAAGAAAAAGGGTTTATCATGACAGAAGATAAACGGAAATATAAAAACGGTGGATTGAAAAAGAAAGAGTTGAAGCAGATGATACAGCAAGATTTGATAGATGTTAATAATGAAGAGAAGGAGGACAAGATGGTTAAAAACATGTTAGAAAAAAACAACGAGATATTAAAGATACCGCAAGACAAGGTAGAAGAATACGCAGACCTACTAACAAGCAAGAACAAGATCCAACAGCATTTTAATGTATGCCATTTATTGGAATCAACACAGCAAGGACTAAAGGATGAAGTCAAAGAAGTGAATGACTTTAAAATAATAAAGGATACATCATCCAAGAACAAAATAGCATTTTATAAAAAGTTTCAAGAAGAAACACACACCACGGAAAAAATAGCCGACTGCATTACACCAGTGAATAAGACCGCACTATATGATGAATACCTAAGAATATTCAAGCCACGCAACAATATCAAAGGATTAGACACAGCCCACGAATGTAAAAAAGTGTTACATTCAATGGGTTCTAAATTATATGGTTATGATTACTTTGAGCAAGTAGGTAGAGATAGGAAAGACAAAAAGAACTACAAGATATATGAATATAATGATAACTTTTTTGAGTATCACAAACAACTAAGAAAATATAGAAAAAATGACACACACCAAAACATACCAATGTTTATAAATGAACCACTAAAACCAACCATAAGTAAGTATGGTGAAGCGTTGGATCGTGTATAGTCATCATTTGAAATCATAGATTTTTAAAGTGGTTATTTTTGCACAAAAATACTATATATATTAGTAACAAGAATAACCACTATATATATTCTTTAAGTAGTAAAAAAAGTATAACAGAGCCATAATTGAGTAAATACATGA